ACTCCATAGTAGATAAAATGGCAATACGTTTACCCATTTCTTTATCTTTAGTCAGCTCATACTGTTGCTCTAACTGAAGCATTTCCTTTTTAGCCGTATTTCTTTCATTATAGTATAATTCCATAATAGCAGGAATAAACCCCTGTGTATCACGTTTAAAACACCAACCAGAACCAGAAATAGCCAACCCGTTATTAGGTAAAGGTTTCTCGTCAACAAAGTATTCTGTATCAAAGTCAAGAAATACACCAGTTAACATTTCAGGACTGATATTATACTGCTGAATCAAATGAGGATACAGAGATGCCAAGTCGAATGACGCAACGCATTTATGTTTACCTATTTTTGGCTCTTTAACATACGCGCCGCGATACTGTTCTTTTTTAGCTGAACGTTTGTGTAAAGGAATAGCAATATTTTTATCAGCAAGATAATTGTACGATAGCGACTCCCAAATACCCACAGGCGAGAATACATCTTCATAATTAATTTTAGCCGCGTATGCAATACCAATTTGAAGACGAACCATATTTTTTTCATCTTCAAGCTGAGTAATCAACTCTGTATCGATTACGTTATAGTCTACAAACTTATTCCATGATAACTGCTTAATTACACTGCCCAGTCTATTATAATCAGCACTATTTTCTGGCAACAACGATTGTTCATAGGCTAACTTTTGAATATCATTACCGTCTTTATCAGGAATAGGAATACCAAGATAAAAATGTTTAAACCCATCAAACTCGTTATGTTCAAGTTTAGCGTGACCCAATACTTCCTGCGTGATGAAATCTAACCTGTAAGACTCATACTTAGTCTGAGCATACTTTTTAAACAAATCCATATAATCTAAATTTGCGATACCATACAATCTGATGGTGATATTTTTATCTTCACCCTCTTTAAGAAAAGCCTTACCTGATGGACTTTTGGGTGGCGCTCCTTTAACTATACTGAATGGTGATAGTTTATTAGCATAATCTTTGCCGATAACCTTTACCATTCTATTATACAGATATGGAATATCGAAATAGTTTGAATTCCAACCGGTAATAATATCAGGATAGTCATTTTTCCAAAAGTCAACGACTGCGCGAAGTAGCGCCTTTTCACTATCAAAATGATGGTAATTAGTCAAATCGGACGTGTAGTTATTACAGCCAAATGTATGTTTGGTTTTTGTGTTAAAGTCAATCAATGTGACAAGTAATACTTCTTCAACCGGATTTTTATAATCAGGAAACCCTCCATCTATTTTTGTATAACAACTAACGTTAAAATCTACCCATTCCTTTTTTTCTTCATCATACACCTCATACTCATAATTATTGTCAAGTTGGTTGAATTCTTTTATCGTCATTTTGTTCAAAATATTTTTTCCTTCTATTTGTCATTCTGGTTACCATTCGCACATTTCTGCCGTTGATATGTGATGCGAATTCTTCTTCAGACATTTTACCGTATTTTTCTATTTCTATCTGCACTTGATTAGTTTTTTTGCCGCTTTTACCTTTAGATATGGCTAATCCTCGTTTAACATGGTCAGCTGAACCGACTGAATTTTTCATTCTTAATGACATTTTTTCTTCAGAAAGAGAATCCAAAAATTGGCTAATTGCTATACTTTGTCTTTGTTTACGTTCTTCCTTTGCATTGTTAACCTTTTGTGCATGGTTCAGTATAAATCTTTGCTGAGAATCAATATGTTTAATTATTATTTCTCCACACCCACATTCACATAATATTTCAATAGTTGGTTTGATTTTAGATACACGAGTTGCATAGTGTGCAATCAAAGATTCACTAATTTTAAGTTTAACGTGTTCTTGTTTACATGGATGGTTTTTAGAAAATAGTTTTCTACCGAGATCATATCTTTTGTTATTTATCCTATTTCCATTGTGAGAATCTACAGACATAAACCTAAAGGCACAAGTCAATTTAGAAGCAAATGCAGTATTTTGATATTGCATCATCAGTAATGCATGAGCAATATAGTGTTCTCTAGGGTAAAGCGCAATTATATTAGATTCACTATCATCTCCGCCCATGCATTTAGGGATAATATGATGCTTTTCAACGTATTCGTCTGATTGGTATTGTCTAAGTTTAGCTCTTTCAATCAATGCTGTGTAATGTTTAGCGTAGTTCATATCGATACTCAATAAGTAAAATATTATTTAGCTATCGATATTGAAATAACTATTTTTTTCGTACATTAACTATATGTGAATCATCATATTTATTTTTTCCTACAGTAGTCTCGATGTCAATCGCTAATACCCTAATATCATCCATATCAAAATCAATCTTTCCTGGAAACTCTGAACGGATAAACTGATTTGTGTAATTAGTGCACCCATGTACACTAAAGCCGCTGACATGTTTATAATCATCTATAAATTTATCTGTATCTTTCATCGTTCCTGGCTGGATAGGATAAACAGATTCACCTGTCAATAAGGTTTTAAACTCAGATGACTTATCTTTAGATGCGCTGACGTAAAGAGTAGGCTTAAAATCAACAACATCTGTGCCACTTGTGGATACACAATAAATTTTATCGCCATATTTAAAAACGTTTTTATACATCAAAACTCCTTACCAAAAAGACTAATTATACTTTGTTTGTTGCCTAAAGTAAACCTACACACCATGAACTATCATCATAGCATCTAAGGCACAGTCTGCTGTAGGGTGATGCTTTAATACATTATCTCTATTGAATCCTTCAAATTTGACTTCACAATATCCATTTTTGGAAGTAGAATGTAATAAATCAACGGCGGTTCTAACGTCACGATACATGTTGTATGTGGTAATCCTTTCAACGCCTACTGCTTTACATAAACTGTCAAAAACCATTTGGTCTAACGAACCTCTAATGAATACCTGTTCTTTTTCTGGATTAGGCGTTTTGCTTTTCATCCAATCTTTAATGATTTGAATACCGGTAAGCGCCGATACATCATTTTTATGTGGGTATATGCTAAACTCTTTTGCTTGTTCACATTGTTTAGACCACCATTCCATAGTATCTTTAGATGATGTTCTACCATATTTTTGAATTTGTTCTTTAGCATCAAATTTGACAAACACCCCATTTTGAATCAAACTTTCGTAAGACGCATCAACGTCAACATAAACCATACCGGCGGATAATACAACCGCAGTAGATTCGGTGTCAGTTGTCTCTATATCTAATAAAAACATAATATTCCTTATTTGTAAATAAATTTTTGGGGACGAGTTTCATAGGTATTTTCTGGAGAAATAGAGGTCTTAAACTTTTGAACAAAAAGACGTTTGGTTTTAAATTCAGTTATCCATTTTCCATCTACTAAGGTTGGAGAAAACTCGAACCAGTGCCATTTATGGTCAGTATCTTTGCATAAATACCGCGCCCAGTTTGGGGCATCTTCCCATTTAGGTTTGCTCATTAAGGTAATCCGCTACACATTCTAATGAATAAAATACAGAACCCAGATTCAGTTTAACCATATCAGCAGTTGCATAAAGCGAATGGAGCATTTGTGGGTCGAATAATTCAGTATCTTCTAACAGAATTGCGAATATGGTTTTCCATGGGCGCTTATTAGAATCATCAATGACTTCAGCTATAGAGTAAACGCCTTTAATTTCCGGTGTAATAACGTATAGTACAAAGTCACACTCATTTCGTTGAGTTAACTCCTCAAGTCGAGCTTCTTCGTTCCAGTCATCAACAACAGGATTAAAATACTCGATATCAAGCATAGGAATTAATTTATCTCTCCAAGTTGAACCGTTACACGTGCCGCCTAAAAATACTCTTTTCATTGACCATCATCCCAAATAAAATAAACAAACACCCACGTCACGAATAACGAAAATAATATTACAACTTCTGAATCAGTAACTTCGTTCATAATGTCACCAGCGAGAGTAATGGTGATGATGGTGTGGGACGTAATAATAGCCGCGATAATGATGTGGATATGGTGCGTATGTGGCGCAACCGGTTAATAATAGCGCTATCATAAATAAGATATATGTTTTCATTAGAATAGTTCCTCGTATTGTTTGATTACAAATAGATAATATGGAAATGATATTAAAATTCCAGCATTACAATCTAACGGATTATAAAACCTTTCAACAATATTATATATTGGGTTTCCTGTTTCATCGTCGCTTTGAATGACAGTAGAGTATTCCGCTTCATAATAAGACACCTCATCAAAGGTATCGCCGTTTTCGTTGTATTTGAAAATTTCAGACTTATTTCTCATCATATAACGATAATCGCCTTCATCATATATCGGAATCCATTCTACTTCAGTAGCATTAATCCTAACTTTATAAGGATAATTCCCGCCTAAAGTCAATCCTTTATTATTACCATCATAATAAATGTATAAATTGAATGGGAGTTGCATATTATACCTTAAATTTTATTTTATATCCCAAAGTTTTCATTGCCTTTTCAGCATTATGTTTTGCTTCAGTTTTTGTTTTTCCATTAAAAAACGATATTTTCATTGAAGAACCATTTTCAACAGGAATATACACCTTAACAATAAAAAATCTTTCAGGGAATTTTCCTTTTGTTTTACCGATTTCAGCTTTTACATTTTGCATATTATACACTCCAATTAATTTAAGGGATAACTTCATTAATATCTATTATACTCTATTTTTCGCAAAAGTAAAGCTTTATTTTAAATTATTTTTAGGCATGAAAAAGCCGACATATAGCCGGCTTAATTACTAGTCGCGAACCAAAATTACATTATGCGTATCGCTTTTATCACCCCGATAAATGAATCCGTTAGAAAAGAATACAGAACGATCGTCATCAGTTCCATCACAAGCCCAAAATTCTCCATCAAGGTTCAATTTCTTCAATTCTGCTGCCGTAGGTAAGCGCCACCCATTATGGCAATGCTCTTTAGCGTATTCAACTGCACCCCACCAATTTTCTTGAATAATTTTTGGAGTTTGTGAAGTAAATTTCCCAATAGTTTCCAAATTGTTAGCAACTGCTTCAATAGCAAGAAAGTTTAGCATTTCATTATACGCAAAATCAATTTTAGCATAAATAACACAGCATGCCCAAGTAGGCGCTTCGTTATTTAAAATGTTTTTAAACATGGCATCTTCAATGCAGTAAAAACTAAAATTTTCTAAACATTCTCTGCGCGGTTGGCTACGCATACGATTTACCGCAATCCGTTTACCTACTTTTTTACTATACACATCAACCTTAGAAGAAAAGGCTACACCAAATGTCACAACAGGTATTTTTGAGCCGTTAGCGCCTGTCATATAATCTGTTTCGTATGCAATAGTGATAACATTAGTTCTTGCTAAACTGGTATCACCTAAAAAATAATATTTCACATTGCTCATAATTTATTACTCCAATTTTATTAAGGTTTAACTTCAAGATCTATTATACTACTATTTTATGAAAAGTAAAGATCTATTTTTACTAAATATTTTGTACAAAAAAAGCTACTCGCGATGTTCCACCATCCAGTAGCACTAATCATTCTAACGATAAAAGGAATTACCATGACCAGCACAAGTATTTATACCGCAATAGATCCCACCTATCTCTATATCAAACAACATTCCATAACCGGCTTAAAGTATTTTGGGAAAACAATAAAAGACCCATACACATACAATGGCTCAGGTAAACGCTGGTGTAACCACATCAAAGTCCACGGTAAAGAACACATCGTTACTCTTTGGGTTTCGGAACCTTACACAGACACATCTATCGCTGAATTCGCCTTAAAGTTTTCTGCAGAAAACGATATTGTCAATTCTAAAAAATGGGCAAATTTAATTCCTGAAAATGGTTTAGGCGGAGGAGCACCTTTTAAATGCAGAAAACATACAGACGAAAGTAAAGCTACAATGTCTGAAGCTAAAAGGGGTAAATCTTTTTCAGACGAACATAAAGCTAACATATCTACATCTAAAAAAGGCAACCCACTTTCAAAAGAACATAAAGCCAAACTATCTGCTATTAAAATGGGTGAGCCTAAACCACAAAAACAAATAACATGTCCTCATTGCGGTAAGACTGGCGGAAATAATATGAAACGATATCATTTTGATAAATGTAAGTTGGCTTCGAAAGCCTAATAACATAATTAAGAAGTTCTCGCACTTCTTCAAGTTTTTCTAAAAGAATTTTGTCATTCATAATTCACCCGTAGCTTAATCTCAAACTCAAATTGCACTCACTGTTCATTTAAAACTCCTAAATAATTTATTATATAATATTGTGGTTTAAAAGTAAACGTTATAAAGGAGAATTTTAGTGTCAAATGTTGTGTACAGATTATATGTTGAAAAAT